AGGTATTCTGCGCCAAGCGCGCGCTATCCTTAGCAGTCCACAGCGAGGTGGGAAGGTTGAGCCTGACCTTGGCGGTCATGTTAGTGCCTCATCCCACGAGTAGGGACAAAGGTTGAGTCATAGGCTGTCTTGGAGTAGGAGCTCCATGAGGCTCTGAGGTCGCGCGCGCTCCCTCCCTTCTTAGCCACATCTAGCTCAGTATCATCTACCACGTTGTCACCATCGCGGTCTAAGGCCAATGACCTGAGGCTGATGTCCATGAGCTCCTGACAGCGCTGTCTCATTAGGTTGGCGTTATCAAGTTGATTCACCATCTCATACACCCGCGCCGCTGTGCAGTAGGCGTGAGCGTTGAGGAATGAGCCAGCATTAAAGACCTCATCCTCTGTGACCTCTGGCTCATCCTTGAGATGATCACGGACCACCAAGACCACCTCAGCCAATGCCGCCTCAATCTGAGTCTCAAATGAGCTTTGACGGCGTGGGAGCATGTCAGCGAGTTGAGGGAATTGACCCACGAGCTCATCATGGCTCAGTCCTGTATCAAATGGGCGTGGTGTGACCTTTAGAAGCCCCTTCTCAAGCTTGGTCTGTGTCTGCTGTCCCATGTCGAGCGTATAGCTAACTTGGATGGGATAATAGCCTGAGGTGTTGGTGATGACTGAGGGGATGGTCCCATAGTGCATCCCAAAGACAAGATCAGCCGTCTCACTCATGTCTACCTCACGCGGTAGAGGCTCAGCAAGAATGGCAGTAGTCCCCACCATCCTCACCACAGTCACGCTGTAGATGCTGTCACCATCAGTCACAAGGTAAGCCTTGAGCTGATCAGCTTGGAGCGCTGTGGCTTGGCTGTTGACTGTGAGCGTTCGCCTATCGTTGGCGATAGCTGAGACTGTGGCATTGGCGCGTGTCTGAGTGAGGGTGACAGGCGTGGAGCTCCCCACAGTCATCACAGCTGACCCGCTTAGAGGACCAGGCGCTACCCACTCATAAACTCTAGTTTGACCTGTGACCGTCTTAATCATCTAGCGCCTCCTGCGTTTGCTTTGGCTATATCCTGAGCCGTGGCCTTCTGAAGCCCCGCCGCTTCCATGAAGGTATCTGTGATGGGTGACCAGCTGTGTCTACAATTATAACCGCCACCGCTAATCTTAACAGGCATGCCCTGCCCATTGTCTAGCTTCCTCATCTGCTTCTCATCTACCACCTTGTTAATAAGGGGGCGACAGAAGGAGCGGGTGATGCCATCGCGCGGGCCTGTGTAGAGGTAGAGGTCTAGGTCATACGCTTCAGCCGCTTTAGCTGTGACTGTGCGCCCATAGTTATTGAGCTGAGTCCTAGCCTGTGTCAGCTGTGTCCCTGTGCTCTGCTCAAGGCGCTGATTCAATGCGTCAATGGCTTGGCTCATGGGAACATTTACAGTCATGCCTTGGAGAGCGCTCCTCACAGCTGTGAGGGTGTCAGGAAGGATGACATCTTGAAAGACCTGATCAGCGGTTGCAATCTGCAAGGCTTCAAGGTCAGGAACGTCAGAGGCGCTCGCCCCTGAGATAATCACTTGGAGGGTGTCAATCGCCACCTCAGTGATTGCTTCTTGTGCTGTGATAAAGTCCTCAACCGCCAACCCCATCCCGCTCCTGAGTATGAAGTCAAGGAGCTGGTCCCTTGGTAGGGCTAGGAGCTGGTCAGCTGAGGTGAGCTCAACGGCGGTCTGTAGGTTGGCCACCGTCTCACGCTGAGCCCGCTTCAAGTCGCGCTTGAATTGGTCCTCAGCCTTGATCAGAGCCTCAAGGCTCTTGATCTTCGCTTTGACGATCTGCCCATATGGTCCCTTTAAATCACGAAGCTGAGCCTTCAGGTCATCGAGCGCCTTTTGATCAGCGCTCGGACCTTCAGCCAATGCTACATGAGAGCGACCACATGAGCAGACCACGCCACCCTCTTAGAGGCAGTCCGTGAGGACGAAGCCAAGGTCACCATCAACGACCTTGAAGAGGTGGCTCATGTCAGCCCAAACGTTGCGCGCGGTGAGGTCAAGCTTGTCGTACTGACCCGCCTTCATCGCCTCGAACTCAAGGTTGACTGCGGCCACAGGCATCATGCGAACACCATTACGGCTCTGGATGCTGTCTGAGCCGTGGAGGATACCCATGAAGATGCTGTCACCTGTCCAGATGTAGCTCTCTGAGCTTGCAGCGCCAGGTACAGCGGTGTCACGACGAGCTGCGCCAACGTGAATGTTGGGGATACCAAGGATGTCACGGAGGACAGAGATCACAGCCTCATCAGAGAGGAGGAGTGAGCCACCGCCAGCCACACCCTGTGAGCTGTCACCAAAGTAGCCACGAAGCTCACCTGAGCGAGCAAGGCTACGGAAGACCTCACGACCCAAGACGAGTGTGTCAGCGTTGAGGCCGTGAGCGTTCTCAAAGACTGTGTCCTTGAGCTGATGGAGGTAGCTCAGAGGCTCAGCACCTGCAACGTCAAACTTGCCACCGAACTGAGCGGTTGAGGTTGCGGTGTTGAAGTTGGAGCCGTCAAAGAGGACGTCAGCGGCGCGCTTCTCTTTAGCGAGCTTCATGACGCGCGCGACCTTCTTGACAATGCGCGCCTCCTCAGAACCTGGGTACTGAGAATCAACAATGTCCTCCATCGCGATGGAGTCCTCGGCGCTGTAGATGTCACACTTGTAGGTGAGGCTTGAGCGATCAAAGCCACCAATGCGTGAGCGTGAAGCACCAGGAGCTCGCTCGAGGTCAAGCCCTGCACCCGCGCCCATGAAGTTGCGGCTGTTCTCAAGGAGCAGAGTTCCTGAGCGCTGTGGAACCTTGACGTTCTCACAGACCTTATCAGCGATGAGTTGGCTGTCTGAAGGGACCGCCTCAGCAACCAGGCTAGAGAGAATCTCGTCAACAGGGTGGATATTACGATATGAAGAAGCCATTTAGATCACCTCCTAATTAAGCGAGCGGTGCAAGGCCACGCTGGAAGCAAATGATGATCTGCTCATTAGCTGAGGCGCTGGTCTGGTTGATGTTGGGGAGCGTGAAGCCCACAGGATAGTGGGTTGACACAGCGGCCTGAACCTCACCATCAGTGGTGACAGAGAGGACAGTGTTGGAGGTGAGGGTGAGGCTGCCATTGGCGATGACACGAGTCTCACCAAAGATGACAACGTCAACAGGGTCACCTGCCTCAGCGCCACGCTGAGCCACGCCAATGATAGTGTTGGCGGTTGGGTCGGTTGCAATTGCGACCTTGCCAGCGCTGTCAATCGCGACAAGCGCGAACTCTGTGACAGCTGAGGCACAGATAAAGGACTTAATGATCTGGTTCATAGTGATAACTCCTTAGCTGAACACAGAGTTGTATTGATCGGGGTTTTGCTCACGGAACAAGTTGAGAGCCTCTGAGAAGTTGAGCCCCTTCTCAGTAGCGAGCGCCTTGACCTTCTCAGCGAGGGTGGCCTTGTTGAGCTCCTCACCTGATGCGCCATGGCCAATCTCATTGAGAGGGACTGCGCTTGAAGCTGGGCGCTCGCTGAACATGGTCCAAAACTCAGGCATGGTCTCACGGACGTCCCAAGCGCGCTGAGCTGCACCTTCCTCAGCTGGGCTGACCTTGCCCTCACGGAGAAGGGCGCTGACAGCCTCACGGCGCTCAACGTCACGCTTCTCAGCCTCGATGACCTCAAGGCGCTCTGAGAGTTTGGTGTTCTGAGCGCGTAGCGCCATGACCTCAGCGAGGAGGTTTGGCTCAGCCTTCTCAGAGAGCGTGGCTGGCTCGCTCATCTTCTTGGCCTTGTCGTCCTCAGACTTCTCAGCCATCTCCTCAGGCTTGTCATCCTCAGAGGGCTTCTCAGCCATCTCCTCAGACTCATACTCGCCAGCTAGGGAAGCCTCAGCCTCCTCTGTGAGGTCTTTCATTTTCTGCTCTAGCTCTTTGACCATCGCGTCCTTAGCGGCGAGCGCGGCCTTGAGCTCATCTACGGACATGTTTTCAAAGTCCATTAGTTGCTCCTGTTCGCTTAAAGTGACCCGATCAATCTTTGAATGAGACTGAGCAGGGCGGGGGGTTAGGGTGACAGCGAGGAGCTGGGCGTCACCCACCTTCTCACCACCATCACGAGTGAAGATTTCACCATGTAGGTATTCGGGGGAGCTCCAAAGAACTCCACCAGCATCTTGAACGACCTTTAAACCGCGCTCATTATAAGCGGGGATGGCGTAGAGCCCATCTTCTCTGAGCTCGAGCTCAACGATCATCCCAAGGGCGTTCCCGCTCTCAGGTGGCGCGGGCGTCCCACCTTGGAAGGGTGAGGTGGCATGTTGCCAATCAATGATGACAGGGTCAGCGTCACGGCGCTCACGATAGACCCTGACCATCTCCTCAAGGAGCTCCTTAGAGATTGGAGCGCCAATGGACTCACCACTCATCCGTGAGCTCACTTGACCCAGCGCCAAGGTCTTAAAGGGCTTACCAATGGTCAGACCCTCAGGGACATCATAAGAGGGAACAGCGCTAAGCTGTACAGCCTCGCCATAAGCCCTCAAGGTTGCTTTCTTATCTGCGGCGTTCATTTGGTTCACCACCTTTCGCGCCCATGAATAGCCAGCGTCTCCACCCCATCCGTCCCACGCTTGGCGCCCCTTGCCATAGCTCTCCCAAGTAGAGCCCTCCTTGTCGATCTCATGGCGGGTGAAGTAAGCCAGCATGCGCCTGACTGTTTCAGGGCTGAGGTTCTTACCTGCTATGAGGTCACGAGCGCGGGCTATGCCTACAGGGGTCATCCCCCTTTGGCTCTGTGGCTTCTGTGCTCGCCTCCTAAGCGCGCGCTCAGCTGCCTTCTTAGCTCCCTCAGGTGGCTTGAAGTCAATGTGACTATACTTCTGAGGTGCCATGAGCTCAGCCTTAGCCTCAGTCTTTTGAGGGTGGCCACCAGGTAGTAAGTCAAGGTCACCTGTGTAAGCTTCCTTGCGTTGACCTGTACCCACTAGCTTGAGGAAGGCTTTGACCCTGCCATATGCCCATTGATTCCTAGTCATCCCTGGGCGATGGCTAACACTAAAAGCACCCGCGCCACGCCTGAACACAGCTTTGAGTGAGCCTAGGTCAACCTTTTTAGACTTGGCTTTGTAGCGGTCATTGTGCTTGTCCACCATGCCCTGAAGCGCGCGCGCCACGCTCTCACTGATCTCAATCCCGCCACGCTTGCCTGAGGCTGAGCCCTTAGGGTTGGTCTTAGAGCCTTTGATCTGATCACGCTTAGGCGCTGGCGTTTGGGCTTTGGTCCTAGCCATGCTTACGCCTCCTAATGGCGGCCTCAGCGAGCGCAGCCACGCCACCACCTGAGCTAGCGGCGCTGACGGTTCTCTCTAGCGCAGATCGCTGTGCTTCCTCTGGTAGATCGCCAGCTCCTAGACGCTCCCTTATGGCGCGCTCTAGTTCGTTGTCGGGCGTGAGAAGCCCTGAGGTGACTAGCTGTGGAAGCATGGCTAAAGACTCTGCCAAGTCGTCTGTGTCTAGTCCTGTGTGGACTAGCCTTGGAAGCTTGGAGGGGTCTACAGGTCCATAATTCCATCGAATCAACCTTCCTATGGTTCCACCACCACGACGGTCCACGCCGCTAATAGCAGAGGCCACAACATCACAGAGATTGATAGCAGCTCGCCTGAATACACTTAGATGCACCTCACCCACTGAGCGCGCTCCTGTGTCAGTTATGCCTAGGTTGGCGAACTGAGCCAGGAAGGCTTGGCTGATTTGGTTGTCACACTCACGGATGATGTCCAATGGACCCTGAGCATATAGGTTAGGCGTGGCGGCGTATTGGTCAAAGCTCACCACAGGGTTATCAATGAGGTAGCTCTGCTCAGCTGCAAGGAACGCCTGAGCTTGAGCCTCTGCCTCATCAATCATGGCGTTGATGTCTGAGTCAGTCAGGCCTTGGAGCTCCGCCACCGACCTGTCCACCTTGACTCTTGGTGTGGGGACCGCCCAGCGGTCGACGCCAACACACATGAGGTTTGACACCTTCTGTTTGGTACGCCACCACCACCACACAGGGCGCAACATACCAGAGCCCTCAAAGTTAGAGCCTGTACGGTTGAGGGTGAGGAGAAGGAGCTTGTTAGCTGGGATAGGCTCAGGAACCTTACCCACGCCCACCACATGCTGAAGCACTCCGTCAAGCTGTTGGTTGTCACGGCTCAACCACCTCAAGTGAGCGCTTGGCTCACGGTCAGCGTAGAGGTCAAGCCAGACTTTGACCTTGCCCTCATAGTCAGGTCCAACCTTGTAGACCTCCTCAGCGTAGCGATAACCAAGGGGGACAAACTCAAGGAGATAGCTGAGCTGTTCCTCAAAGCTTTGGCTCATCTGCCCAGCGTAGCCATCAAGCCCAAACGCCTCATTACCAAAGCGGGCGAGCTCATCACAGACAGCGTCACCTTCCATGGCAGACTCAAAGCGCCAGGTTGCACTGAGGAGAGTTTGGCGTAGCATATGCCATGAGCGCCTGACCACAGGGTCAGTCCTCAGCATATCCTCAGCCTCCCTCACCCAATTGAGCCCTGTGAGTGAGGCGTTGCGCTCATAGCCTGAGATCATCCCACCACTGAGCTGTGTTCCTGTGATACCTCTCACAGAAAAGCGAGGGTGGAGCGCTCGCATATGGCGAGGCGCTTCCTCTTGGTCAGCTTGGTAGTCTAGCTTTCTCATGAAGCCTCTGAGATGTCAGGCGGTTCTATCCTCCATCAATCGTCGAGCTTCTCCATCACGTCAGCTTTAGTGTCAGCATAAAGCGCTGAGTTGTCAAGCCTTGTCTGTGGCCATGCACCTTGAGCTTTAAAGATGCTCAAGTCAATCTCACCTTGGTCTGTGCATGTGGCCTTGTATCGCCCCATGTAGAGGTGGGGCTTGTCAGTCTCTACCCAAGTGAAACACCGCTCACAGTAAATATATTTCTCTAAATAGGAAGTCACTTCCTATTTGTCCTCATATCGGCTGAGCTCCCTAGTCAGGTACCACAGCGCCTTCTGCAAGTCCTCACGCGCATCACCCTTATGGCCAGCGCGCGCCACATACTTGACCACGTTACCCAAACAGAAGCCAAGACCCCAAGCCTCCACAGCGTCAATGACCTCTACTCCACTCTGA